AAAGATAATTAAGCAATCTGTTCCGACTCCTTTTGAAGATGGTTGTTTCTTTTTTCTTTTTTTTTAGCCAAAAAAAGTTGAAAGGTTTTATTATGTAGTAGCAGAGTATTATGTTCCATTTTGGTTTGGGACGTTAAGAAGAAAGGTCAAACAGTTAGAAGGAGTCCCTGCTTTCATGATGCAACATGAGTGCGAACATAGTCGCGGAGAGAGTGTATATGATAATTAACGCAAAATATTTATGGGAGACAAACAGAACATAGAGCCAATGGGTTTAGAAAGAAAGTTTAAATTACAATTTTTCGCCATTACATCAGTGCATAAAGATTTAAAGCAAGTGATAGAAAGCGATAAGAAAAAGATTGTTCTTTCTGCCGTAGTGGCTTATTCTTCATCAGAAGCAGTAATAGCTTCAAGGCAAGTACTTAGAACGCTTGGAGCAGATCCTGATGATTATATAATCCCCTCTTCAATATTAAGTACAGAAATTCAAAAGCTTGTAAAAGCTTCTAAGAGTAATGCAATTACACCACGATTAATAGTGCCAGGAGTAAAAGAGATTACAAAACAAAAATCAATACAGGACATGTTTTCTTATATTAGATTAGTGTTTGATACTGTTGGTACTAAAGCAGAAAAAAAGGTCGCGGAAAGGGTAATTAAAAAGTTTAAGAAAGAGAATGCCAAAGAATAAAGGAATTTGTAAATATTGTAAGTGGTTTGAATATCCTTTTTGTTATAGATTTCCTAAAGCACAAATTAAGTTAAGTAAAAATAAGGATAATTTTTGTGGAGAATTTAAAAGAAGAAAAGATGACAAAAAATAAATCAGTTCATTGTGTAGAATGCACAAAGGTAATTTTTACTACCGAAGATAATAAAGAATGTTTTGATATAGTTATTAAGTGTCCGGAGTGTAAAACTTTACAACATATTGAAGGGAAAATAATAGTAAAAAGAAAAATTAAAATAGAAAGACTTAATTGAAAGTTATTAACATTTGACAAGGTACCTTGGTGTGTTAAAATTAAGATGTTGATTACTGGTGATACGTTTCTAAGGGAACGGCGCAGATCGTAATCTCACTTCTAAGGGAGTGATCAGTTATCAGCTTACAACGTTTTTGTTGTGGGTTGGTATTTGGTTGCTCCTTTTAAATTTGTAATTTTATTTAAGTCCCCTCCACAATAGGAAAGAGTGCAGATAGTTTTTAGCAAATTTTACGGGGTTATCTACAACATAACTTTATTAGCTTGCAAAAAGATTATCTTGTAACCTTCCGAAAGGTCGAGAGACTTTCTGGATTGTGTGGTGCGACGCTTCGCTTATTGAGAAATCGGTGAGTGGAGAAAGCCATGCGAAAAGGAACTCGAGGGGATGTAAATGAGATTATAAGTTTATGACATACGATAAAACAAAATTTGTAGCAAGACAGCCAAAACCAAACAGAGTAATGCCTTGTGGCTGCGAACAAAGAGAAGATGTGCATAAAAGCACAGGATATTTTATTTGGGTAATAGTAAAGGCGTGTGAAGAACATAAACTAAAAAAAGAATAACTAACAGTTCAACTAAGAAATTTAAAACGCTTAGAACTAATTTAAACAAGTCAAAATGGCACAAAGCATAAAAGAATACTTGAGAAAATATCACTGAACATCGGAAAGGGTAAGAGTATGGAAGAAGCTATGCTAGAGGAAGGATATTCACCAAGTTACGCAAAGTCAGGTCATATTAAAGACACAGAATCGTGGGGAGAATTACTAGACGAACATTTACCAGACAGTGATTTAGCGAAAGGGCTTAGAGAATTATTTGATAAGGTAGAAATAGCGCATCAAACTTTTCCAGCAACAGAGTCGGATGAATCAATAATTGAAACAATAGAAAGCTTTGGACTTACAGTTGTTAAGATTAATAAAGTTCTGGCCTGGAAGCGCGCTTACTATCCTATATTAGAAACACAGGCAAGGAAGGCAGCGTTAGACATGGCTTATAAATTAAAGAAAAAGTATGGAGATATTACCATCAAGCACCAATTTGGCGAACTCTCAGATGGAGATCTTGAAGAAGCACTCGCCAAAACTATATCAAGAATATCTGAAGGGCTTGCAAATATCAAAAGAACTGGAAAGAAGGAAACATAGTAACTTGGCAAGAGGATATGTTCCAAACGGCAAAGCAGAAGAATTTATTAAGATGGTAGGAATGAACGAAACGTTTGTTTGCATGATGATTGGAGCTAACTCTACCAGTAAGACAGCAACCGGGAGCAATATCGTTGCAAACATACTTTATGGGATTCAGAGTAAATGGTTTGATTATCCGATTTTCAGGAAATGGCCGTATATCAAAAGAGGTAGAATAATATCAGATCCAACAACCATTAAAGAAAAGATTGTTCCAGAGTTAGAGAAATGGTTTCCAAAGAACGAGGCAGCTAGATTACCAAAAGCAAACTACGAAACAGCAAAGCAGGGAAAGAATTACGTTTCAAAATTTAGATCCAACACTGGCTGGGAGTTTGACATAATGAGTAACGAGCAGGATGTTAAAGAATTTGAATCAGTAGATCTAGGGTGGGTATGGATAGATGAGCCAATGCCTAAAGATAGGTTTATGGCCACAATAGCGAGAGGGCGATTAGGAATGATAATGATTATTTTCTGGTCAATGACTCCCCTTACTTATTCGGCCTGGATTAAAGATTGGATTAACGACAACCCGGGATTAGTTGATTACGTTGAAGCAGAGATGGAAGATAACTGCAAAATTCACGGAGTCAGAGGAATATTAGAACATAAGCACATTCAAATTATGTCTGATTCATTTCCAGAAGACGAGAGAGAAGCCAGAGTATTCGGTAAGTTTGGTCATTTGATAGGTAGAGTCCACAAGGGATTCAAAAGAAAAGTACACGTGATAAAGCCATTTCCGATAGACGAGAAAAGATACACAACTTACATGGCTTTAGATCCACATCCAAGAGTGAAAGACCACGTTCTTTATATGAGCGTAGATAAGAATGGCACAAAGATATTCAGCGCAGAGCTGGCAAGCGATGGTTTAGTCAAATTGCTTTATGAAAGAATGAAAGCACTAGAAATCGCTATGAAGTTCCGCATTGAAAATAGGCTTATCGATCCAGCAGGGTATATAGATGACCAGCATAGGATAGAAAAGAGCATGGGTTCACAGCTATACGACTTAGGAATGAATTTTATTAAGGGGAGTAAAGACTTAATGGCCGGGATTAAAAGGACTAACGACGCATTGGATTACGAGCTGAAACAAGGTAAGATGTTCAGAAAGCCAGAAATGTATATATTTGACACTTGTCCAATTGCTATCAAACAGCTTGATGAGTATGTCTGGAGTGAGCATAGAGGTTCATTCAAAGACGAGAAACAGCCAAAGGGCAGGCCAAAAGATATTAATGACCATCAAGTCGAGAACATGCACAGATTGTTATTGCACAATACGCCATTTATCCCGTATTCATTAAGAAGGTCGAGTGCAATACCACATAGTGTTTATAATCCAGATCCATACGATTAAATATGACATTCAAAGGTACACCTTTAAAAAAGAGAGGTAAGTCTTGGCACACAAAACACATGGCCAGGTTAAAGAAAAGGAAAGCGCACAGACATTTAATGCTTACAAAGAGTCGTGCGTCAAGAAAACACAGCAGAGCTTTGAGTAAAAAGTATAATACAAAAGAGCTGGAAGAAAGAAAGTTGTTAGAGAAAGAGCTTGAGAGAGGTAAGATATATTGGTTCTTCGTTCGATGGCTAGGTAGAATCAGAGCTTTTTTTCCAACAATCATAAGTATAATTAAAAGAAGATTTAATAAAGGAGGAGAGCTGAGCAAATCATGAAGATTACTGTATTGAGGAAAATGCGTTATGTCCAGTCATTCATCTATATTCTGCAATTTCAGTATGAGTTTCAGTATTTAGTTCCGCATGGCAACGACATTTATCAAGACAGACTAACCGTAATACCAGGACTATTTAAAAGAGTTTTATGGAGACTAGGGTTTATCAAGAGTCCATATACTCGAAAGCAGATTGAAGAGTATGAAACTATTGTCTTATCTGGAGCAATGAGCAAAATTGATCAAGTTAATGATCCGAAGTATAAAAAGGAACGTCGCAAAAAGATTAAAGAGTTAAAGTTATCACGAGCCAAAGAACGCCAAAAGGACTGTGTGTGGCAAGCAAGACACTTCAAAAAAGAAATCTATTATTACTGCTTAATCCATAAAGAAGTTGTCAAGATGAAAGAAGGCGTAGCTCCAAAGCATAACTAATATGGCCATAACAAAAGTAAAAATTACGTATCAAGACATTGAAAGGGAGGTTGTTGAAGATAAGAAAGAGACAACTGAAATCATAAGTGCTTCTTTACAGGGTTGGATTATCAAACAGATAGAGAAAGAGTATGAGCTTTGTTTCTCATTCAATGAAGCAAAGCGAGCAGTTAATCTTCTCAGACTAAAGCTTTATAACAATCAACGCAGGGATTCCAAAGCTGTTGGAGATCCTTTACTATTTACTGTTTTTAATACTATTCATGCAGCACTTTACGACGATCGA